AAATCTGAAATGTCATTTCCTCTCACATCACTTCAATACAATGAACTACATGTTAATGTTACATTAAGACCGATTAATGAAATTTTTACAATTCGTGACGTGTTTGATGCAACAAATAATTATCCATATATTGCGCCTAATTTCAACTCATGGTATATGCAATTTTATAGATTTTTGCAACCTCCTCCTGACGTTTGTATTGATATTGATTCATATTCAGACCAACGAACTCTATGGAATACAGATATTCATTTGAATTGCACTTATTGTTTTTTATCTAATGAAGAAGAACGTTTATTTGCTCTTCAAGAACAAAAATATTTAATGAAACAAGTCCATGAACAAATATTTACAAATGTTACAGGACCAAATAGGATTGATGTTGACTCGCTTGGTATGGTATCAAATTGGCTGTTTTATTTTCAACGAAGTGACGCAAATTTACGCAATGAATGGTCTAATTATACAAATTGGCCTTACTCATATGTTCCAATTAATGTATTTCAAGCGCCCACAAATGGAACATATATAGTATATCGTTCTGAATCTGGTGGAGTTTTAGTACCTGTAGAAATAGGTCCAGGAGTGAACCCAGATGGTACTTTAACAGGTCTTGTTATTTCACCACCATATAATCCTCAAAATGATCATCTTATTTTAATTGCAATGGGAATATTGCTTGATGGTGCATATAGAGAAAATATTCAACCTTCTGGAGTATATGATTATATAGAAAAATATACAAGAACAACTGGAAATGCTCCACCAGGGTTATATTGTTATAACTTTGGAATACATTCAAATAATTCAAATTTACAGCCATCTGGCGCAATTAATATGAGTCGATTTACTCAAATTGAATTGGAATTTACAACAATTATACCCCCATTGGATCCTATGGCACAAAGTTTAACTATTTGTGATCCTGAGACAGGTCAAATTATTGGAATTAATAAACCAACTTGGCGTATTTATGATTATAATTTTAATTTACATTTATTTGAAGAGCGTATTAATATTATTACTTTTACTGGTGGAAATGCTGGGCTAATGTATGCGACATAATCAGAAAACCAAGGTTTTCAAGGGCGTATCTCGTGCCCGAGCCATTCATTTTTTATAATATTAATTAAATAATATATATTGTAAAATAACTTAAAGAAACTTGCGAATAGTTATTATATGATTATTAGACCCATTATTGAAAGTGATTTACAAAATGGTTATTTAGATTTGCTTTCACAACTAACAAACTTAGGTTCAGGGGATTTTGTAGCTAGATTTGAAAAAATTCAAAAAGATCCAAATATTATTATATTAGTTGCGTTTGATGAAACTATAAATAAGGTAGTTGGTGCGGGAACAATTTGGTTTGAGCCAAAATTTATTCATGGTTGTTCAAATATTGCGCATATAGAAGATGTTGTAGTTGATGTAAATTATCGTTCACTTGGACTAGGTAAGAAAATTATTGATTTGTTAGTTTCTAGTGCTAAAAAAACAAATTGTTATAAAGTTATTTTAAACTGTTCTGAAAAAAATATTGGGTTCTATGAGAAATGTGGATTTACGCAAAGTAATGTTCAAATGTCTATATATTTATAAATCAGAGTTAGATGGTGTAGGACCAGTATTATAAAATGTACCAGTTGTTGAAATAGTTGTTGGATAGTTGGCTTCAATCTTTTGTTCAAAGTTATTTAATCTATATTTTGACATCATTTTTCGATCGTGTATTTTTAGCCCTTCATTAAATGACTTTTCCCACATATCAACTCCTTGATAAGGACGTTTTAATACAGCATTTTTAGAACCTGGCGTGGCTTCTTCCAAATCTCGACTTTCTTTATTTATTAATGGACTATACGTTAAACCTTGTTGCCCTATTTTACCAGTATCTTCATAACCTTTCACATTACTATCAGGTTGTCTAAAAAATGATTTTGAATTTGGCAAACAACCAGGACAATCAATATCTGATGTACATTGGTTTCTTGTCATAAGACATTGTGATTTTGGACCGCAAAAGTTTTTACAAGTAATTGGGTCATTAATTGATAAATTAACTGTATGACTATATTCTGGACCATTTATTTTGTTGTAATCGATAATCGCGTTTTTTGGAAATGGTATTATAGGCATATTTAATGTGTATTCGCTACTAATCTGAGTGTTATTATCAAATCCCTCTTTTAAAGATATATAACCACCTTTTAATAAATCTTGAAACCAAAAAATGAGTAAATAAAATAGACTTAAACTAACAAAAATATATAATAATGTATATTTATAATTTAATCCCATACAATAGAATAAGATTAAAATATTTTATTGGATTATTAGTTTATTGAATATTTTGTTAGTTTATAAATAATATATAGTTTAACACAATGAATATTATATATTTTCATAATATATAATATACTAATTATGTCAACAGATACAAATACAAATTCTATTGATGAAAAAAAAGAAGAAACTAACAACAATACTACAAATACAAATGCGAATAAAACAAATATAAAAAGTTTTTTAACCAACTATGTAAGCAGTATTATAATAACTATTGGATTAGGTATATTTGTAATTGGTTCAATTGGATTATATACAACCAAAGTTGCTCAGGCAAATATTTTACCTGATAACCCATTATTAGCACCTTATACAGATATAGGACGCAATGTTGGTTCTTTGCCAATCGACATTAATATTATTAATGATATATCTTGGAGTGGTAAATTAAACAAAACTATATCCCAAAAAGCCATATTTGAATCAAAAGAATATTTAGATACATTTAAAAGTTCATTATTATGTTCATTATATAAATCATCTGATCCAAATAGTGGATTTTTTGCTAATTTTGCATTATTTTTATCCAAAGTTGTTACGAGTATGTATACAAAGAATTTTGCGTTTATAAATACATTTTTTTTGTATTTAAGTTACTTGCCTGAATCCCTAATTATGATATTATATGGAAGTCTTGGACTCATCTTTTGGTTTTTATTATATGGATTAAATTTTGTTTTAAGCGTATTTTATCATATTACAAGTATTCCACAGCTTTTTAAAAGCCCTATTGATGAAGATAATATAAACAATACTAGTTGGCAAGCAGATTCAGATGTTTCTTTTTCTATAACCAAGTTTTTATTCTTTTGGTTTTTATGGTTGCCATTAGGATTTATTAGTTTGTTTATTACACCTATTTATACTACATTTAGTACGATAGTTGCACCACTATATGCAAAATATAAAGTAATGGGTAATGAAACTAACAAAAGTATGTCTGTTCTTGATTTTATCGTAAACACACTTTTTTATAAAAAATCATTGTTTTTCATATTAGCTACTGTTAGTTTGGCATCAAACGCAAAAACATATTTGGGTCCCATGGCTTTAGTAGGTGTTATAGTTGCTACAATAATTGGCTATTTTATTGGTTTATATAGTACTCCTAATTATGAGCAAGACATTACCAATTATTATTCTGTTAATTTAGCAAATCAAGAAGTGAAAAAAGCAAAAGCGAGTGTAAGTAGAGAAAAAGTAAAAATATGCCATAAAGTAAAAGAGATACAAATGACAAATACAAATACTTTTGAAGAAGGTGGACCATTAGAACAAGAAGACGCATTAAATATTCGAGGAGGTGGAAAAAGGCAAGCAACAATAAATAAAAATAAAAAATATAATATTAAATTTGTTTAAAAACTTAAAAAGAATTTATTTATAATATACATGTCTCAACAACCAATTATTTCGAAAAAGAAGCAACCATTTATTAGTGTGTGCACTCCGACCTTTAATAGAAGACCATTTATTCCCTATTTAATTAAATGCTTTGAACAACAAACATATCCTAAAGAAAAAATGGAATGGATTATTATTGATGATGGTTCTGACTCGATTGAAGATTTAGTTAAACATATTCCTCAAGTAAAGTATTTTAGAGAAACAAAAAAAATGAATCTAGGAAAAAAACGTAATTTCATGCATTCAAAATGTTCAGGAGAGATTATTATTTATATGGACGATGATGATTATTATCCTCCTGAAAGAGTATCTCACG